CGTGTACTGCGGGAACAACTCGTCCAGAGTGCTCTCGTCCACCTCCTCCAGCGCGGTCGCAATCATCTGCTCCTGCGCTGTTACTTGGCGCTTCCACCGCTCCACTTCGTCGGCACGGCGTTCCACCGGCAGCGCTGATGGGAACACCTCACTCAGTGCGTCCAAATACCGGGGAAAGATGGACCGATGGTGAAGGGCACCGATCCACGCTTTGACCCCGCCCGGATAGTCGCGCCAGATCGGCACCAACTTCCAGCCCTTGCCAAGGCGACTCTCGCCGGAGCCATCTTCCTTGGGATATGCGTAACGCCAGCTCCAGTCGTCTTCCTCGGGAGTGTCGCCCAGCTTGTGCCAGCCATAAATCAAGTGGGAGTTCTGCTTCCAGAGGTTGTCCCAGTTGTCCTTGCGGCGGATTCCTTTGAGAGCGTACTTGTACAGCACCCCTTCAATCCTCCGCTCCTGCGACTGCTGCAATCCCCAAACCTCGCTCATGCTCTGCATATCGTGCCGGTCCTGCTCCATCGAGCGCTTGTCATGCTTCGCCCGGGTCTTCCACGAGATCACATAGAGATCGCCGGACGCGCGCTCCCGGACCAAGGCATCGGGGCGGAACATCAATGTAAGCTCTGGTGCGAGATCGGCGCGGCCTTCGCGCTCTACTTCCACAATCTCAAAGTCGCGGAGGAATTGCTCACCCTCAAAAGCCCACCATCCACGCAGCAATGCCTCCACCAGCGCGTGCTGCTCCTCGCGGGAGTACACAGCATCCGGTGGGTCTTCACCGTCGAACGAAGTTTGACCATTCAGGGCTTGTGTGAGGAAGAGGAATGCGGTGAGGATGGAGTCTTCAATTCCCTTGCCGGAGAGGAGAGCACCGACGCCCTCATGGAACGCGGAACCGAACTGTAGTGGCAATGACTTCGACTTCCTCTGCAATCCCTTGCCGTGGATGTGGTATCCAAGCCACCTAGACCTCGGGCATTGTTGATAGGCAATCACACGACTACGATCTGTTTCTACGGCGCTCATGCTCGCCTCCCTCTCTTCACAGGCTGTTCCATAAGCAGCCCGGCCTCAACAAGCAACTCGCACATGATCTCCCCCGCGAGCGAAAGCCGAATCCACCTGTCACCCTTGGCCCGCTCGTGAAATGGCCGGTCATCCATGATGATTAGTCCACGACGCTCCAGCGAGCGCACAACAGTCACAAGGTCGTGACTGACGAAATCCTTCCGATCTTCGCACCTGTGATGACGGATAGACACAACTTCGCGATGCTTCTGGCCAACCTCGAAATTGTCGTTGTGGGGAAAGCCGTAGTCCCTCGCCTCACGCAGTAGTTCAATCATGCGGCGGCTCAGGCTTATCTGGAAGGCTACGCTTTGGGTGAATGCTGCAAATTTCTCGCGGGCTGCTTGGTCGGACATAATCGCTCAATCTCCTCTTGATTCTTCTCTCAGTTGCTGTGTGCAGATGAACTCTTTTCGTTCAATTCCCCGATACGAAACCCTTCTGAGCTACCCTCAGTTCTGACTCGGCGCGCTTTCCGAATCGCCCTTACTATGCTCTCAGTTGGTGAAGACGGCCTCGGGGTCAGCGGGCCTGTGTGTTACTCACATCTGCACATCTCGAATAGTAGCTATACAAAGCTGTGGATGTCAAGGACTATTTTACGAATCGTCCGTGATATCCGCGCACTCTCCGGCCCTTTTCATTGCAATCCCGCATATTGTCGGTATGCGTTCCAAGGAAGAGATGATCCGGCCTGACGCAATTAGGGACATCACACCTGTGAAGCACATGCAATCCTTTCGGGATTGGCCCGTTGACTAAATACCATGCACATCGATGGGCCATGTACTCAGGAAACGATCTGTGAGAACAGCGCCCATAGCCGAACTTTTTCTCCCGATACCCAGTCCATAGCCAGCATTCATCAGACTTTTCGACCATGCCCCAGAAACGATCCCAGGTTGAGGGCTTGGATTCTGCCCTTGCGATTCGAGCCTTGGTATTCTTTCGCCTCTGGCCCTCGCGGTTCTGACACTTCGGGGAGCAATACTTCTGCCAGATCGTTACCGGCTCAAATTCTGCCATGCACTTTGGAGATTGGCAAGTTCGCATATTGCCATTATACATGCCATGTCAATGAAGATCGGCATTTGATTGCCCAACCTGATGCTCAACTTCGACGCTCAGCCCTTCAGGTCCAGTTACGCCCGGATAGACCATCTGCGGCGACGGCGATTCTGCAATCGGCTTTACGCGCGCTAGGCATTCCTCTACCAGTTCCGAAGGGCAATCAAACTTCAGCGAGTCATGCGTAGTGTTTATTAGCCGATACTTCGCCAGCAGTCCCTGCGCTTCCATTTCGAGCATGTTCGAGCGGATCATCCCAAACGCATTGCTTGCGGGAAGAAATGCGATAGCCGCTTCTGCCTGCTCACCGCCGACAAACTTCTGCTGCTTTCGATCCCATTTTCTTACGTCCCAGAAATGCCGTATGGCCCCAAATCGCGAGACTAGTCGCTTATCCTCCGCAGCCTTTTCCCTAATCGCCTGATGCCACGCATGCAGTCCAGGGAACAATTCGCGCATGATGAGGTTCCAGATTGCCTCAGCTTCCTTCTGACTCTCAAAATCCTCGCGATACATCATGTACAGCTTTTTTGGCTGCATTCCAAAGCCAATCCCCAGACCGGCGCTTTTCGTCTTGCTATTGCGAATCTCATCAAACGTCATCCCATTAGTCCAGATTCGATCCTCTTTACGGAGAGATTTGAAGAATGCTTTTAGGTCAGCATCGCTCCACTTCAGCAGCCCATGCCGCTCTGAATGCTTTATGAAGTGACACGCATTGAATGCGTGGATGTCAATCTTCGCGAGACGCAAGTAGTCCGGCAGCCCTGCCTCGCAGGCCGTGGTCTGCGCGTGAAAGCTCTTATAGTCAATGTTCACCAATGTGCAATCTGGTGAGGATACGAGCATCCGGTTGAATGCCTCTACAAGAATCTTTTGAAATTCTGTCTTTCCTCTAGCCGGAGAATTTTGCACGTTTGGCGCTTTACTCGTGAGCTGCCAAGTGGCAGTGCCATAGCCGTAAGTCGAGTGCAGCTTTCCATCCCTTGAAGGGGTATACCCCTCAACGTATGTGCCGCTCATCTTTGTCAGCATCCGGCGTTGGATCAGCAGGGGGTAGATGGGATGCTTTGTCTTCGCGTACAGCCTCTCCAACTCCTTCATCTCCGTGGTGTCAGATGCCTCGTTCGTCGCCGCGTCGATGCGCTTGGAGTGTTTCGGAATGGGGTGTTTCAGATGCTTGATGAATCTCCTCACCTGCAAGCTCGAATTCGGGTTGAACTCGGTAGGAACGGCCCAGCGTGTCAAGACCGATCCAGCGGGCACGATCCCCGTCCCATGACACACGCAGCAGGAAGGGCGTTCTTTCTTCAGGCATGAACATTTCTCCTCCCTCTCAACCGTGACTTCGATCTGGACCATTCCCTCGGTCGATTTCGGCGTCCGCTTCAGCCCATTCTTCTGCTTTGTGCTCAGCACTTCAGCGGGGACCAGGGCGCGGATTTCAGCGTCCACACGCAATCCCTCGTGCTCAATCAACTCCTTCAGCGCTAATCGGCGGGAGTCGTCAATCGGAATCCCCCTCGCGCTCATATCCCTAAGTACTGGATGCAAGGCACGAAAGTAAGTGCAATAACTATCCCAGAGATTCATTACTCAACACCTTCCGCATCCACTCATACACAGTCAAAGTCGCATCCACGTCGATACAGCCATAGAGCGCGAGATCACTCTCCCCCAGTGACTTCCACGGAAACGGAAACCCGCACATCTGCGCGGCGGCCTGGAGGTTCTTCGGCAAGTCTGAATGCCAAAAGCCGAACATCACCATCGCGTCATCCGTCTCGCCTATCTCGACGCCGTTAGCTCGGAGAACCGGATCGTCAAAACTCCAGTTGTTGAATCCAACTTTTCCCACGTTTTGAAACTGGCAAATGACCCGGACGACTTCAACAAATTCGTCGCGAAACGGTAGAGCGATTCCCTCGCCCCTTCGTTGTGTGCATTGGAACAAACGAATGTCACGGTCTGTAAAACTGGTCCGCTCATCCTCATCACTCCTTGTGCTATACGGCGTTTCAATGTCGAATGCCAGCGGTAGGCCGGGATCAAGGCTCTCGACGTAGCCCCATGCTTCATCTATGGTCGGTGCAGTTCTATATCCTCCACACTCAAAATCATCAACGCCATATCCCCAGGACTTACCGCGCACCAGTTTTCCCGCAGCAACGTTGAAAGCTCGCCGTAAGTCTCGTTGTAGCCAAGGAATAAGGTGAGCGTTTCCCCGCCGCAGAAAAGCCGGATGCGGAGTACCAATGACGGGGATGCCCTCAGCGCAGCCAGCACCGCGCACCACATATCCATGCGTGTATTCCAGCGTTCCGTAGCGGCCTTTGGGAGGGGATGTAATGGCTCTGTACGCTGTACTTCCAAGGGCGAGAATGGCGTTCGGTTGGAGTTCACTTATAACCCTCGTCAGATGGTTCGTGATGCAGTGTTGTGTCGCCCCATATTGCCACGGCGCGCCCTCAAGCCAGTCCTTCGGCGGCCTGCACCGTAGGACATTCGTAATGGCAACTTCCGCCCTCTCCACATGAACCTCTCGCATAGCATCAGCCAGAAGTGAGCCTGATTGTGCATGAGGCCGGAACGGAAGCGACTCTCTAGCCTCGCTCTCGCCCGACGCCTCACCGATGAGTAGTAAACGGGTTGATTCATAGCGTTTGCCGACCTCCACTTCGGTGAATCCAGCTCCCAGCTTATGCAACGGGCATTCAGAACACGCGGGAGGTTTCGACACGTTTCGTCCCCTTCCGTATCCACTGACTCTTCGCGTAGGGGGTGTTGTGAATCTGCCCGTGCTCGGCCATCACATCTGCGGCTTCCATCAGCCGGTCGTGCATCTCGTTGACCTCGACTCGAAGCTCCTCGATCTGCTGCTCGCGGTCCTCAACGTCCGCCTCGGCATCTTCCACCGCGTCGATCAACTCCTCAATCGTCATCTGCTCTAATCTCTCTGCACGCGTCATAATCAATCTCCGTTATATCGAAATGGGTTATTCCAACTCGCTGCGAATCTCTCCTTCACATCCCGCTCGCGGGTGCTGACTTCGGGAATGGGGTACATATCATATGATCCCCACCCGAACCAACCCTCCGGCACCCAGATGCGTACAGTGTGACCGACCGCCGCCTGATGCTCGCGAGCCATGTCAACGACATCCAGCTCGCTCGCGCCCATGGCGTGCCACGCGCAGAGATTGCATTTAGCCTTGGCGCTTCTCATGCTGTCCTCCCTTCAGCTTTGGCGATAGCTGCGCGAACATCAGAAAATGCGTCCCACAGCTCATCTACTCCGACGGAGTTGTCTGCGTCGTACTCATCCCACGCCGCGCACGCCTTGCTCAGCGCCTCATACATCTCTGGTGCGGCTGCGATGATATGGGCGTTGGCCTTCTGAACTCGGCCGAATGAGCCGAGCTGCTCACAGGTGAAGGCAACCCAGACGCCGTCCGTGCCCTGCCGAATCCATGCGCCGTCTTCGTCGGATAGCCACGGCCCGGGCGTGAATTGTGTTTTGGGATTGGAGCCTAGCTCTTGGCTACTCTGCGTGCTCACTCGGCACCTCCGTGATCCGCAGCGACTCCTCCAACTGCGTCTTCAGCGTTACGGACTCAATCATGCGAATCTCCGCCACGAATGCACTCTCTCCCAGCGACTTGTATTGCAGCTTGAACACCATGAGCAGCGCATCGCCGCCCTCTTTGGTTGTGGCACACGGAAGTGCCGCTGACTTCAGCACATCTTCCATTCTGTAGAAAACTCCATATCCAATTGTCATCTCTCAAAATCCTCCACTGCGGTCACAATAGGCGTGAGGGGGAAATGTGTCAAGGACTATTTTTACACCGACTGTTGAAATTGATAGTCCTTGACTCCCCCGCGTTATATCACCTACAGTAGTGAGATGGGAAGAAAAAGAACATGGCACTGCAACACATCCGCGCCGTCGGAGATGTGCGCGCGCTGCCAGCGCAGACTCCTCGCCCTGCGCCGACACCAGGCGGCAGAGCGCAAGCGGAAGGCAGCTTATAGGGCCAAAATCCGCGAGTACAACACTCAGTATCAGAAGGAAAGAAGGGCGAGATTACGCAGAGAATCGGGCCTATAATGGCGCGATGAGCAGCCGCCCAAGTCCGCTGTAAAAGGAAAACCCCCGCTTGCCTGCGGGGGTTCAATTCGTAATCCGGTCTCCCAACCAGAAAGGTCGCCTACGTGCAAAGTACCACAACTCCAACCAAACAACCAAAATCTAAGACTCCCGCGCCGGTCGCGGAGATGCCAGTCACCCTGAATGTGGCGCTCGAACGCCTGAACCGCGAGTTTTGCGTCGTGTCGCGATTGCCGGGAATCGCTGTCATCCCCACTGCTGACGATCCCGAAATCCACATCTACTCGCGCGGCGAATTCTGCCAGACCATCTGTGCGAACAGGCGCACTGGCGGGCGCGCGGTGGCCGGGGAATGGATGCAATGGCCGCTCAGACGGGAGGTCAAACGATTGACCTACGCTCCAGGGCGCGCGCAGTTCGAACCGAAGTCAGATGCGCTCAACACATGGATTCCGTCGCCCATCAAGCCAGTCAAAGGCGATATCGCGCTGTGGACGGCGTATGTCGATCACATCTTCCAAAGCGATGCAACGCACAAGGACTGGTTCCTCGCGTGGCTGGCGTACCAGTTCCAACACCCCGGCGTGAAGCTGCACAGCGCGGTGGTGTTCTGGAGTGCCGAGACCGGCACCGGGAAGTCACTGTTTGGATACCTGATGTCCGAGTTGTTTGGTGCGCATAATTTCGCCGAAATCAACGAAGCCGAGCTGCACGGCAATTTCAACTTCTGGGCAGCGCGCAAGCAATTCGTGATGGGCGAGGAGATCAAAGGCTCGAACGCACAGAAACAAGCTGATTTCCTCAAATCCGTCATCACCCGCAGATTCGTCACGATCAACACCAAAAATACCCCCCACTACACCCTTCCCGACTGCATCAACTATTTCTTCACCTCCAACCGCGAGAACGCCTTTTTCCTCGACGACACCGACCGCAGATTCTTCGTCCATAAACTCGCGGATGTGAAGCTGGAAGCCGATTACGTGGAACACACCCTAAAACCATGGCTCCAAAACAGCGGCTACAGCGCGATCCTCCACGAACTGCTGCATATCGACCTTGCCGCGCCTCTCGCGTCCACGGGGAAGCCGTTCAACCCCTTCGGCCCTGCGCCACAGACCAGCGCCCGCAATGCCATGATCCGCGCCAACCGCGAGGATATGGACTGCTGGTGGGACGAGTACACAACAAACCTCCCCGAGACGCCTGTGGTCCTCGCCCTGGACGATCTTTGGGCGCTCTATCTCAAATACAACCGTCACGCGAAGGATCGGCAGCACCAGTTCAAGCTGAAATTAGGACGACGGCTTTTACCGCTTTATGGCGGTAATCAGGTGCGTACCGATGCGGGCAGAAGGCGCCTATTCCTTGTCCCACGCCCCGAGACGGAGATACAAAGGTCTGAGTACGCGAGACTAAACAGTCTCACTAACGAGGAACTGTCTCAACTTTACGCCGAGTCCCGAGACGATGCGTGAGACGAGGTAAGTTGCTGGTGTGTGGCGTATTGCGTTGTTCTGTCTCATATTCTCTTATCTATAGAGAGAGAAATATAAGAATCACAAAACTGCATAATTATGCGCATAAACACGAATCTCGGGGGTTGGTCGAAAACTCCCGAGACACGCGAGACGTGAGACTAGCGCAATACATTTAGCGTCCGCTGCAACCCCTCCCCCAGCGCGCCCGCCAGCACCAGGGCCACAGCCACCACCACGCCCAGCATGAACACCGTCTCCCGATCGCGCGCCCATACGCGCACTCTCTGCGCCCTCGTGGGCAGCCCTAAGCGATTCCTCAATTGCATATCAGTCATAAAAATCCTCTCAAAGTTGAAATTGCCCGGGTTTGGTACCGGCCCCGATGACCTGTGGCTCTGCGAGCTCGGGGAATAGGGTTGCGGATGTCATGCGCGACCGTCCGCGCCACAGATGGAGCAATAGTCGTTCTCATCCCAGCGGTGAGCGTGGCCGCTAAGGGCCTGTAACTGCGCACGGAAGCGCTTGAGCTGCCCGATCGTGTGGTCGATGTCAGCGAGGTAGCGGGGATACTCTGACGGCTCGCCTGCGAGGTCTGCAAACTCATTCGAGCGCATAGCCTCAGACTCTAGCCGCGAGGTCAGCCGCTCAACGGACTCGGCTAACGGCTCACCGGGCTGCACGATGATGGCGTTGTTGTGGATATGGACGCGGTGATGGTTGCAGTTGTGAGAGCCAAAGCGTGACGGCCATTCGCGACCGCAATCAGGGCAAAACTCAAGAGCTATTGCGAGTGCTGACATTTTGTGTTCTTTTCTCCAGTTTCTAAAGGTGGTTAGCCTTTGGGGTTGAGGGTGCGGTTTAGGGATTTAGAAAGGCTTTTCCGCACTGCTCGCAGACTTCGCCGTCTATCAGTTCGTTATCCTCTCCCGTCTCGACGGGAACAACAGCGGCAGCGCACCAATTTGCGCGGCATTTGGGTGAGCAGAAGTGATGGGCAGCAACGGCTTCTAATGATCCGCCCACGCCAATTGAGTCCATTTCGTAAGCTGCTAGCGTCATCTTCATATCTCCAGTCTTTATGGTTAGAGGCCCGTAGGTGTGTGGATGCACTTCAGGTACGGCTCGGCTCGTCAGGGTCACGCAGTATGTCAGATGATTCTGCTGCTAGTCCATTGCGACGTAGGTAGTTAGTAGCTTGAGCCGCCAAGCGGTCCCCTGCGTAGTCGTTTATCATGCCGAATCGGACGATCATTCGACGAATGATCATTACCAAATCTTCGATGCGGACGCTGGGGTTGGATTCAGCCACAATGCGCCTCCAGTCTCGGTTCTTCCAGTCCGCTCGCATTCGATTTGCTCCGAGGGTAGCGTGTGTCTTGCAGCGCAAACCGTACCACATAGCCGTTGCCGTGGAAGATGGCACAAGGCGAAGTGTTGAGTAATTTCTGGGTTGCGCGCGCTTCTTGATACCTGCCTGTTTCGCTCACCACCTCAAGAGTCACAGTGTCGAAAATACGATAACGTTTCATCTCTCTTACTCCTCTCACTCATTCAATTACAGTCACAGTTCTACGCGAGGCAGGGCGTGATGTCAACGACTATTTACCAAGCTGCATTCCACATTCCCACACTCCCCTGTGCAAAAGCGCATCTAACCCTTTCGGCCCCAAAATCCAAGCCTGGAGTTTACTAACTTGATAACTCTCATTCTCCTCGTCTTCGCGTTCGTCCTGTTCGCCATTGCCGCATTCAACGTGCCCTCGCGCGTCAACTTGATCGCCGCCGGTCTTGCCATGTGGGTTCTCGCGGAAATACTGGGCCACGTTCCGATTCACTGATTCACAATCGCAGTGATGATGTAAGATTCTGCTCATGCCCGCTGGCCGTCCGACTGAGTATCGAGAAGAATATGCCGAATGTCTCGACACGCTCATCGCGAAAGGCGCAACTGACGCGCAAATTGCTGATTTGCTAAAGGTACATGTTTCAACACTTTACGTTTGGCGAAAAAAGCATCCAGAATTTGACGAAGCCCTAAAAAGCGCGAAAGAGCAAGCGGATCAACGAGTTGTGCAAGCTTTGTTCGACAAGGCGACGACTGGCGCTGATACGACCGCTCAAATCTTTTGGTTGAAAAACCGTCAGAGTGCAGAATGGCGTGAGAAGAGTGAAGTCGCTGTAACTGGTGATATAGCTGGGATTATTGCCGCGCGTCGTAAGCGTGCAGCTCCCTCCACCGATGACAAATGAGGAATATCTAGCAACTGCCATCGCAGACTGCTGCCGCGACCCGTCCGAGTTCGTGAAGATCGCGTATCCGTGGGGTGAGCCGGGTGACTTAGCTGACGAGACCGGCCCCTGGGACTGGCAACGCGAGATTCTGAACGATATACGCGTTCATCTCAACAGCAGCAATCGTTACATTCCCTTACAACTGGCCGTCGCCTCTGGCCACGGCATCGGCAAGTCCGCACTCATCTCATGGATCACACACTGGGGCATGTCCACCTGCGAAGACTGCAAGATCATTGTCACTGCTGGCACAGGGAAGCAACTCGACACGAAGACGTGGCCCGAAATCACCAAGTGGTTCAAGCTCGGGATCAATAAACACTGGTGGGACTGCAAAGCCGAGTCCATCTGCGTCCGCGATAAGCAGCATGAACGTTCATGGCGGTGCGATGCGATCACATGGAGTGAACACAACACCGAGCCGTTCGCAGGTGCGCACAATCGCGGCAAGCGCATCATCATCATCTACGACGAAGCATCAGGCATCGCGGACAAGATATGGGAAGTGACTTCGGGCGCACTCACTGACGAAGACACCGAGATCATCTGGATCGCATTCGGCAATCCCACGCAGAACACTGGCCGCTTCCGCGAGTGCTTCGGACGCTTCAAGCATCGGTGGATTGGGCGGCAGATTGACTCGCGCACAGTCCCCGGCACCAACAAGCAGCTATTTCAGCAATGGGTGGACGACTATGGCGAAGATAGCGATTACGTGCGAGTTCGCGTCCGGGGCGAGTTCCCTCGCGCTGGAGCAACTCAGTTCATTAGCGGAGAACTTGTGTCAGACGCTCGTGGCAGAGACGTTGGGGATCAATCCCGAGCTTATAAAGTGCTCTCGGTCGATGTCGCGCGATTTGGAGACGACCAGACGGTGATCGGGATGCGCCAGGGACTGCGCGCCAAGATACTGGCGAAACTGCGCGGGTTGGATAACACCCAGGTGGCAATGCGCGTGATGGCGCAGATGATGCTGCACGATGTGCGGGCGGTCGTGATCGATGGCGATGGCAATGGGGGCGGAGTGGTGGACTTCATACGCTTACAGTTGGACTCCGGTTCGATGCGCGAGTGGCGATTGAAACGTCCGTGGTTCCGCTTGGAAGAGTTCCACGGGGGCAACTCGCCGGAAGACACCTTCATGTACTTCAACCGCCGCGCGGAGGTGTGGGGGAAGATGCGGGATTGGCTGGTCACGGGGAGCATTCCCAATGATCCAGAGTTGGAAATGGACCTGACAGGGCCGGAATACTTCTTCTCTGCGAAGAATCAGATTCAGTTAGAGAAGAAGGAGGATATGAAGAAGCGGGGGTTAGCGTCCCCGGACACGGGTGATATGCTGGCGATGTCTTTTGCGATCACGCCGACGGGGATTACACGGGAAGAGGCTTTGGCCGAGCAGATTGCAGCAGTGCAGGAGCGCGACCCGATGGCGGCCCACTTCATGCGCCTTGCGGAGACCGAACGCAGGATGAAGCCGAAGACGTTGCAGTACTGGGAATAGGGAGGATAGATGAGCTTTCAGGAGAGAGTACGGAACTGGCTCGGGATCACGACTATCTCCGCGCGCCTCGCCGACATCCCCTCCCGCGCGCTGCTCGCGTCCATCGAGGCAAAGAATCGCGACCGCCATGCGGAGTTGCTGCGGATTCTGCGGGTGCTGGAGATGAAAATGCAGATCGAGCACGTGGGCCGGAAAGAGAATGTGATACCGTCCGATTGGGACCAGGTTCAGGCGATGGAGCTTCAGAAGATGCTGCAAAATCCCCCGAAGAAAGAGGAGAACTGAGATGGCACAGAAATTCAATCCCCCGTTTGGTTCGGGAGGACGCAGCGTGACGAAGCCGATGGCGGCAGCGCCGATGGGCGGAGGAGCGCCTGAAGGCGAAGGCGAGGCACCCCCGGAACAGATGGCCGCCGAACACGGCCCTGCTGTGGAAGTCCACCACCAGCATGACCATGAGATGGGAGTGCATCACGTCCATGCGGTCCATCCGGATGGGCATGAGCACCACTCCCAGCACGCATCCGCCGACGAAGCGCTGGAGCACCATAAGAAGCTGATCGGACAGGCGGAATCTGAGCACGAACCACACGACGAAGAAGAAGGCGAAGAGCCTTGGGGAGAGGAATAATGGCAATCGACTACGCAGGAAAAGGTGCAGTGAACTTGCAGGATGCGGTGCGCGATCTGGATGAGCGCTTGAAGAAGCTGGAAGCGCCGAAGCCGCCAGTTGCGCCGCCACCTGCACCACCCGCTCCACCGAAGCCCTCCACCGTCTGAAATGCCTTTTCAGTCCAGGGCGCAGCAGCGATGGGCGCACACAGCCGCTGGGACAAAGGCTCTTGGCGGCTCTGCAAACGTCCATGAGTGGGACTCCGCCACCGACTTCAGCCATCTGCCGGAAAGGAGCAGCAGCGTGAAATCAGAGCATGTTGACCTTGGGAAGAAAGGTTCATTCAGCGTGAAAAAGGGAGCGCTGCACGCGATGTTAGGTGTGCCGGAGGGGGAGAAGATTCCGGCGGCTAAGCTGGCTCCGCATGCTGGTGACTCCCCGTTGCTGCGTAGACGGAAGGCGTCTGCGAAGGGTTTCAAGGCGATGCATCACGGCGGATAGATGCCCGATAACGACCGTCCCCAATCCGACCTGGAGCAATCCACCGAGCAGAAGCAGCCGGTGTTGCAGCCGTTGCAGTTTCCGCAGGGTTATGTCCCCGGGAAGTACGCGCCGTGGTTCTGCTCGACCGAGGATTGCTACGGGCCGGATGAGCTTGGGGAGTACGCCAACTCGCTGGATGAGATGACCCAGAGCGTGAATAAAAGCGACTCTGCGGCGAGAATCTGGGAAGTCCTGCAAGCGTGGGAACAGCGCCTCTTCCGGCGCAACTATCACTTCCTGAACGCGGGCTGGAAGGGATGGGGGATGTTCGGTGGGAGCAGCGGTACCTCCGGCGCATCCATCCTCCAGACGCAGAACGCGATGAAACTCTTCTCCTGCAACGTCTATGGGGCGCGGCATAAGAAGATTGTGAGCTTGTTGGCGCGCGAGGTGCCTGCGATGCTCACTGCGCCCGTGGACGACGCCGATCCAATGGACCAGAGCGCGTCCGAAGAGGCTGAAAAGTACCTCAAAGTCTTCAACTACCAAGCCGACATGCCGCGCGCGCTGAAGAAGGCGGCGGGGTACTTTTACACCGATGATCGCGTAGGATTCCTCACCTACACCGTGGCGGATCAGACGCGGTGGGGGACTGAGACGCCGGACCGGCAGCAGTCGGCGTACGGGATGCCGAGTTCGGAGGGAGTCAGCCCCGAAACGGAGATGCAACCGGGCAACGAGCAATCCGATCAACCCGCGCGTCGCGAAGTCACCTTCGTCGGCGGGAAGCTGGAATGGAAAGTTCCCCTCATGGCCGACGAGGAAGAGGAAATGGGCTGGGCACGCTATCAACACGAAGTAAGCGTGAACCTGCTGCGCGAGAAGTACCCATGGGTGGAGGAGAAAATTGCCACTCAGGGAAACGTGGGCGGGATGGATCAGATTGACCGACTCGCGCGGATCAACGTCAGGCTCGCGGTGCAGGCGTCAAGCAGCTCCGGGGAGAGCTACAAGAACGACGCCACAGAGACCGTCACCTTCTACCGCCCCTCCGAATACCGCGCGATCAAGGACAAGAACGTCCGCGATGTGTTTTATGAAACCTTTCCCGATGGGATGGAAGTATGGCACGCGGGCGGGCAGCTCGCGATGGTCCGCAACTGCCGGATGTCGGAGCATGTGAAGATTGTCCACCCGTACCCGGGGGACGGACAGAACCGCGAGTCCATCGGGTGCAATTACATGCCGTTGCAGAAGGTGTTGAATGCCAACATCTCGCTGCTGGACCGGTACTTCAGAAACTCCATCGCGCGCCGGTATGCGCTGGAGCCATACATTGACACACAACTGCTGAACTCCCAGTCGAACGATCCCGCGAAGGTCACCCCGGTCACGGGCCTCACCGACGCCGGATTGAAGATCGGCGACATCACGGGGATTGAGAACGTTTCGCAGCCGAATACTGCCATGATGGAGTTTATTCAGTGGCTGATTCAAGGTGCACCCGAAGCGATGGACGGCGGGACCGCCGCTGCATTCGGCGAGAACGATGGCGAGGCGGATCAGGGGGTTTTCAAAACCACGCGATTGAAGCGGGATCAGGCTTTACAGGTCTTCGCAATGCCGTGGAATGCTCTCTGCGAGGCAGTGGAGTGCGTCAGCCTGCAAGCGCTCGAATCCGCCGCCGACAATCGCCTGACCGACATCTCCGCCTCTCTCCCCGGACAGCAGAAATTGAAGGTGGAGTTGGAGAAGTTGCAGGGATCGGTGCTGATCCAGCGCACCTCCGACGAAATCCCCCAGACGCTTGCAGAAGAAGAGGAGCAAATGGCCTCCCTCTTCGAGCAGGCGCAGAATGTAGCGCTCTACCAAGCCATCCTCGCCGACCCTGCGAACCTCGCCGTGTTCGCCAAATTCCCCTCCTTGCGCGATCTCACCATCCCCGGCGCGGACGCTGTAGAGCAGCAACAGGGCGAGTTCGAGATTCTGATGGAGTCCGGCCCCACGCCGAACCCGAAGTTAGGCCAGATTCAGCAGCAGATCAAGATGGCGGAGGTAGACCTCGAAGCGCAGACGCCGGAGGGGCAGATGATGTTGCAACAGCTTCAACAACTCGCCCAGACCCTCCCGCCGATGGTCTCCACCGTCTCCGTGGCGCAGGACAACAGCGAGAATCACTCCATCCACGCGGCGATCACGTTGGGATTGCTGACCTCGCCGACAGGACGCAAACTCAAGTATGGCGACGAGAACCAGCAGGCGATCTACCAGAACCTCACGCTCCATTGGAAAGAGCACGTCGAGATGTCGATGAAGCTCACGCCGCCCACGCCCATTGAGACCAAAGTCAGCTTCTCCGGCGACATCACCAAGCTCCCCCCGGACGCGCAATCCAAGGCGTTCCAAGCCGTGGGATTGCAAGTCTCGCCGCAAGAGCTGACCCCACAGGATCAAACGCACGAAATCACGCAGGAAAAGGAAGGCGTCGACGCGCAGGGAGTGCCGGTGAAGCAGAAAGTTTCGGTAGTCGGGAAGCCACTCAATTGATCGCCATAAACTCCAGCGAGGTCCGGGGCGAAGATGGAACGGGCTTTGAAAAGCGCGGCGACCGGGGACCGTTTCAATGCGGGAATTGCAATTACTTTGAGGATGGCACCTGCCACCAACGCACCATGATGAAAGTATCAAAGCAGCCCAAAGAGGGAGAATACCCGAAAGTCGCTGCGGAAGATTGCTGTGAATACATTTCGCGCAAGGCGAAGGTTTTTTAGTTCAGGAGACATAGAGACATGAAGATTGCGATCCTCACCCTGATGCTGGCGACAGCATCCGCCCAAACCGCACCAAAGCCCCCTTCGATCCCTTCAGAACTCTCATATAAGTTTGCGAAGGCACATGCTGCGACTTCGGACGCGCGCCTGGCCGTGGACGCCGCGCAGAAGCTGGTCGATGCCCGCAACCAAGCGGAAGGCCAGATCGTGCAGGAGCTGGTCAAAGCCTGTGGCGAGAAGTTCCAACCCCAGATCGACGGAAATGGCGACCCGGTCTGCGTTCCCAAGCCGGATTCAAAGAAGTAAAGGAGACGAGACATGGATGGAATGGATGCAGTTACTGAGCCTGTTGACGCGGGTTCTGTAGGCGAGAATGAATCTCCCACTACCTCGTCAAGTGCGGAATTATCAACCGGGAATCAAGGTGAGCAACAGCCCACTCCCGACGACCCCTACAGTTCCAAATCCTCCAAAGAGTACTCCGCATGGCTCAAGGGGCTGAAGGACGCGGACCCGGAGCATAACGGGAAGTATGCGCGACTTTCCAAGGACAACCACGCGCGCCTTTACCAGCTTCAACAAATGGAACCACGCGGAATCGACGGCGTGCGGGAGACCTACGCCCTCCTGAACTCCGTCCAGCACGGCGAACTTACCGGTGTCGAAGCCCTCTCCGCGCTCCAGGACGAAATCAAGGGCGTCAGCGACATCGACGCCCGCATCGCCTCTGCCGACTCCACGGTCTTCGACGAGTTCGACGACTCCATGAAGTCGGGGATCGTGAAGATGACCCCGGCGATCCTCGACATGGCGCGAACGATGGACCCGGAGGGGTACGCGCGCGCGGTATTGCCGCATTTTGTGGAAGCGCTGAAAGGGTCGCCCCTCGTCGCCGACTTCAACGGCCTCGTGGACGTGCTGAACGAACAGCCCCCGAAGTGGCTGACGGAGAATCAGAAGTCGCAGTGGACCGAAGACCGCCTCCAGCGCGTGGTTTCGTACGCAGGAAAGATGGGCGCATGGTTCAACGCCCAGCAGCAGAAGGCGGGAGAGCTGCCGAAGCAGGGAGTACAGCCCGCGAACGGCGCTCCGAAGGCTGCCGACTCCGAACTCGAAACCCTCCGCAAAGAGCAGCAGGCGCAACACTGGCAGCGCAACATTCAGCCTGAAATGGACAAGCACGCGATCTCCAAGTTCGAGGAGTTGTTCCGCCCGTTCGATAAGCGCTTACGGCTGGATCAACCGACGAAGCAGGCACTCCTCAACGAATTTGCCAAGCGGGTCAGCACCAAAGCCGCCTCCAACCCCGTCTACAAGTCCCAGATTCAGCGCTTTCTGGGGATGAAGAACCCGGATGCGAAGTCAGTGCTGAATCTGGCGCGAGTGGAGTTCGACAAGTACGGGAAGAACGTCATGGAATCCCTCGTCAATGAGCGCTATAAGCCCTTCCTCAGCGGAAAGCCGAATCCAGCGCGATCCGCGCCGACCAACGGCGCCCGCACGCCCCCTCCCGCCGCTGGAGTCCAGATCGTCACAGTGAAGCCGAAGAACATCGACTTCAAGAGCACGCCATTGGAGTGGTTACACCAGAAGAAGTACAGAACGACCGACGGCAAAATCGTCCAAGTTCGCAACTAGTGGTACTATCAGCACCAGAAAAGATTCGTACCGGGGAAGCCGGGATATAAATCAGGGCATAAGCGCCACTACGAATCCTGAGCAAGAGACACACAGCAGGGGAGCAATCCGCCTGACTTCCTTCTTAGGATTCCGTTATGGCCATTGGCACAGAGTTTGCCGTTCAAGCCGTCGAGCTTGAACAATTCGTCGAGGAAATCGCCGACCTCCAGCAGCACTTCGACAAGCTGCAAACGCGCTTGGAAAAGGGCGGCAAAAAGGTCCAGATTTCCAATGAAACCGTTCGCGGCACAACTTCCCGCTCCCCGTTCTGGGTGCCGATTCGCGTGCAGGGTGGCGCAGGTATCCAACAGTTCGCCGCTGACACTTCCTCCACAGTGGCAACTTGGCCCCGTGGCACCGCGTCCTACTTCGCCAGCTACTCCGCCTCCCCGATCCGCACCGTCAATGTCTGCGAAATCTCCAATCTCTCGCAGCAAGCAACCGACGGCAAGGAGCGCGGGCTGGTCAAGTTCTCCCGCGAGGAGATGGATAAGTCCCTCCTGGCGTTCGAGAACGGCTACGAAGGTCTGCTGAACCGCGACGGCTCGGGCACCATCGACCAAATCCCCCTCACCGCCACCATCACCACGGGCGGCTCCGGCGCAACCACCTCCGTCATCGCCGGAATCAACACCGCAGCCTCCTTCACCGACCAACAGCAAGTCCTCTTCTTCGCCTCGGTCGGCGGCGCGCAGCGCGGTTCCACCTCCGCCACCATTTCCTTCGTGGACCCGGTGACGCAGACCCTCAACTTCTCCACGGCCCTCCCCTCCGGCGTGACCCAAGGCGACATCATCGTCGTCCTCGGCTCAACCGGTGCCGCAGGCAACTCCATCTACGGCAAGGACTACTGGATCAACAACGGGAACACGGGCACGCTGGCAGGCGTTCCGAGAGCCAGTTACCCCGGACGCCTCTCCACCCCGACCATCAACTTCGGCGGGACGGGGAGCATCGTCAACTCCACGGCACAGCGCGTTGAATCCATCAGAATGCGTGCCCTCGGCGACGACTACGATGAGAACGAGGAAGCCTTCTGGTACGCCAACCCTGTCCAAGGCGTGGCGCTTTCAGAGAACTACTACACTCCCGGTTTCACGCGGTTGGATGAAAACGGGGACCGCGTAGTGGACACCGCCAAGAAGTACATGCAGAAGACATGGGCCGGTCGGGAAGTCGTGTGGTCCTCGACCGCCGAACCCTCCCGCATGGACCTCATCGTTCCCTCCACCTTCTACATGGGCCAGCTCTTCCCGACACGCCTTCACGAATGGACCCCCGGCAATCCCATCGCCGCTGTGCCCACCAACGACGGCTCCGGCACCACGACCTACTTCGACTCGCAGATGTTCGCTTACGAGCGGGGTGATAACTGGATTTGCCAGGACAACAAGAAGTGCTTCTATTTACAAGGCTTGCCCGTTCCGGCGGATGCCTGATCGTTCCACAGGATGGGGTTGGACTATCAACCAACCCCATCGGTTTCAAAAGGAGACATGAGACATGAACTTTCCCCGCCGTCCCCTCTTGGATCGCGTGATCGTGCGCGAGATTCCTATCGAGGACTTCTACGAGCAGCCTGAAGGCGTCACGGTAGACCTTCAGAATGCCCACATCAAGGAACGCTCCGACCGGGGCGTTGTGGTCGCCGTTGCACGCGATGTAAGCGAAGTCGAAGTCGGCGACACGGTATTCTTCGACGAATTCTGCCTCTGCGACCCGATCTACCTCAATCCCGCGCACAAGAATCGCACCGACCTGCCGAAATACTGGCAGATGCGAATCGCCGACCTGAAGGGCGTGCAATGTGCGTAGCTGTCCCCAATGGTTCCAGTCCGAGCTATCCCGAATCGGTGGCTCTAACCCCTACGGCGACCCCCTCTTCCGCCTTGTATGGTCCTCTGCTGAACGAATGGTTATCGGGGGACGATGGGCCAATGGCTTCGAGGGGTACAAGCTGGCTCCTGCGATCCCCGGCGTCCCGTGCTGGTGCCTTTTAGTGTGGGAACCGAGGGAATTACAGGGTGATCCCGAATCGTGGGAATGGCAGACTCGCGACCCCGAAACCGGCTATCTCGAAATCGGCGGCTACCCCCGTTACGGCAAATACCGCCTCCTGAAACGCTTCCTCCACCGCGAAATCGAGCATAAGGAAGTGTCGGAGCCGGTATGGGTGCGCGGCGTGCTCCAATTCCAGCGCGTTCAGAAGCCGATCATCACTACCACGCGCCTCGAACCCTGCGGCCTGATCCTCGACCTCATGCTCCCGATGCTGATCCGCTGGAGACGGCTTTCAAACGCACAAAAGCTGGAAGTACTGCTCGAAGACGAGCGCGCGAAGCACGCCGAGGTCGCAAAGAAGGCCAAGGACATCAGGGACGGCAACCGCGTCCGCCGTATCACCCCCTACATCCAGAAACGCGCCGAACTGATCGAAAAAGGCTTCATGCAGGCGATGAAAATCGCTGCCCGCACGGGCCTTGGAATGAGAATAGGAGCCTGACATGCCCGAACAACTCGCATCCATGACCAACACAGGAATGAACAGCGACAAATCGCGCTCTGCCATGAAAGGCGCGAACCGCGAAGCCTTCACCCCGGTCCTCCCGGGGCGTGCAATGCGCCCTCCGCTGCGGATGATCCACATTTTCTCCGTCGCCAAGCGCGGCTTCGACATCAAGCACCCCCTTTTCCCCCGCCTCCACCTCCGTGGCTGTGAAAACGGCGAGCGCTACGTCCTCTGCACCTCCTTCGGCGACCCCATTCCCCAGGCCTGCCCCGACCAGGAGCGCGGCGGGTCGCGCATCGACGACAATGACGGCTGGATTGCGGCCATCGACATGCTGAATCCCGGCAACTTCACTCTCGACCCTTACCACGGCGCATCCAACCCCTCCTTCTTCGCCAATTCCAACGGCACCAACCTCATCGCAGAGGGAATCTTCCCTTCCGAGAATGAAAAGCCCACGGAAGCCGAGCTAAAACGCGCCGAAGACGCCCGTGATAAGCACTGGCGCTATCTCGCACGCGAAGCACAGCGTTTATTCGCTCTCGGCGCGAAACAGGGCAATGAATTCCTCCAACGCTACCCCGATGTGCACATGGCGATGGACGCCCTCTCCATCTCCGCCTCCTGGCACACCCTGAACGAGATCAAATCCGTCTGCCCTAACTGCGGCGACGACATCCGCCCCGGAATCGCGTTCCACCAATCCTCAACTGGTATCCTGTGCGTGATCGACGCGGAAAAGGCGCTGAAAGCCGGAGCGATTTCGCGGGAGCGTTACACCGAGATGACGGGGAAGGGCACTGCCGGACGCCCTAAATCCGAATCTTCAACGGGCAACGTCTCCGCCTAGCGTTCCATGTCTCGACGCGACCCCGGAGACGCCCCGTTGAGGGAGGTTTGAATGCCAGCAGCCGTGATCGGCGGCAATGTCCGCTGCCCCAACCTGCAATCCATTGCAGACCTCTTCCGCGCGCAGATCAACGATACTTTCAACAACACGCAGGGCGGGGATGCGCCCCCGACGGGGAATGAAGCGGGACTCATCATGTCCAACTCCAACCCCGATCTTGTGATCTACATGGATTCGGCGATTCAGGAGCTTTTCGCCGATCTGCGCAATGTCGGTGATCCCGAACTCATTATCGACAACTACATCATCACGGGAATCCCGCCGCTGACCCAGGCGAACCCCACAGTTCAGGTTTCTCTCGGTTACATGGGCTATTTCAACGGCTTCACCTGGGATTCGACGCGCGTTCTCCCGAGTTCCGTCTCCAAAATGCTGATGATGTGGGAACGCCAAACCGGCACCAACAACTCCTTCTTCCCCATGTCCCCCGCGCCCCTCGGCCTCCCCGGTGTAATGCAGGGCCAGCGCATGTGCCTGTGGGAGATGCGGCAGGGCCAAATCTGGATGCCGGGATGCCTCACTGAAACCGACCTCCGCCTCCGCGCCCGAATCACCTACCCCCCACTGCTCTATTCCGCCAACCTGAACTTCGCCACCACCTACGTCCCCATCCTCGACTCGAGGAATGCTATCGTATCCAAAATGCTGATCCGCTACGCGATCCGCTTCGCGCCGGAGCAGTATCAGATGGCCGTGGCGGACGAAGCGCGGCAGATGGGCAAGCTGAAACTGGAAGTTGTGCGGGCCATGCAGAATGTGGAGAATCAACGTTCGGAATTCGGTGGCGAAGCTGTAGAAGACTTCGCAATCGCGTGGTCATGGCTCTAACCGGCGCGAGGAGCGCCCCAACCCGTAACCTGAGCTGAGGAGGCTCACTCAAATGGCAGGCAATGGACAGTACTCCCTCTTAGTCGCGAACTATCCCTCCGGCATCGACCGCACGCAGCGTTCCATCGTTGTCAAAGGCACCCTGGCCCCCATCGTGGCCACCGCATCCACCACCGACATCGGCGTGTGGATCAACATCACCGCTTTCTCCATCACTTCGAACGTGGTCACTTTCACCGCCAACAACGTCCTCACGGGCGGCGGCGGCCAGGTCATCAACGTCTACGGCGCGCCTACTGCGTTCGCCTACTTGAACGGGCAGTACACGGTCACCTCCGCGACTTCCACCACCATCGTCGCTCCCCTGACGCACGCCAACGTCGCCTCCACCCCCGTCACCGCCCTCGCCACGGTCGCCCCCACCTACCAGACCGGCGGCCTCCCGATCAGCTTGAAATTCATCAACCTCTTCGGGCAACAGCGCGTGATTGGTGGGATCGGCCCTCTCGCCACAATCAAATGGTTCGAGGCCCAGACCATCAACGGCTCCGCGAACAACTTCAAAGTCAACCTCACCGGGACCACTCCGCTCCTGCTGCAATTCGCGGGGACTACTGAAGCAAGCGACGCCACCGCCGTCCCCTACGACACAGTCGCATTCCGCGCGGAGTTCACCAACGGAGCGTTCTAAATGCACGGCACTTCTGCTGGCGTTCCGGTCACCCTCTCCGGCTTAGGCGGACTCGTCACTCTCGCGAAACCCGAAACGGTTCCCGAAGGGGCGAGTCCGCGTACCTATGACACCGATTACAACGTCGGCTCTGCGCGCTCTCGCGCCGGACTCGCGAACGTCTACACCGCCGCGACTGCCTCTGTCGGCCCCAATCTCCCCACCTCCGCGAACTCCCCCACATGGCTCAACCCGGCCAACATCCTGCTCAATGACGGCTCCTACACCACCCAAACCCCGGTCAACGTCTCCAACGCCCTGAACTGCGTCACCTTCGCCTTCAACGTCCCGCTCACCACTTCCATCACCGGCGTTGAAGTCGCCGTAAATGGCTTCTCCGACGTTCCCTGCGATCTCACGGCGCAACTGCTCATCGCGAACTCCCCGGCGGGTGAAATCAAAACTCTCCCCCTCCCCGTCACCACCGCCGCCACCCTCACCTTCGGCGCTCTCGACGACCTCTGGACCCTCTTCCCCCGCCCC